TACCAGTTTGTCCTCTGTCTCTGGCAGCATTTCTATCTGCAGCTCTCTGTGCTGCTCTCTTACGATTTCTATCATAAGAAGACATCGCTTCATCAACTACTTCAAATTCTTCATTGTGTGCAGGAGATTGACCAATACGATCAAATCTTTCTTTCTCCTTTTGTCTGGTGATTGCACTTACAATCTTAGCAGACTTGGTTTGTGCTTCCTCCTTTTTCTTTCCTCTTGAAGACAATGAAGTGCGAGCAAGATTTCCTGCACGACGATACATTGCAGACTCTTTTTCTCTATCAATTGGTTTGTAACCTTCATCAACTTCAACCATCTCAATCAAAGTTCCACCAATCTCTTCAATTGCTTCACTTAATTTAGGATTGATTTCAATTTTATTTTCAACCTTTTTTTCTTTGATTTGCTGTTCATTCTTTTTATTATCAAGAGAATCAATAACTTCAGAAAGATCTTGTCTCCAATTTGAAAAACTTTCTTTCTTGATTGCTGCGCCACGAACCTTACGGCGATTTAACAAATACTTATCAGATTTAGTATTTGACTTACCATCATTATCAACATCAGCGTCCTCTTGACCTACAGGATCAAGTGCTTCATTTTTTACCATGCCAGGAATATACTTTCCTTTAGTTGCCTTATCATGCGCTTTAATAGAAACCTGCTGATAATCTGCATAAGACTTTCCAGCAGATGGGCCCTCTTTTCCAGGAATTTTAGGAGCAGCACCTCCTCTTTCTTTTCTCTCTGCTTGCCTTTCTGCAGAAGCAACTCTTCTCATCTCAGTATCTTGACCCTTGACTGCTTCAGTTACCTTTTCCTTATCTTTCAAAGCTTTCTTCATTGGTTCTTTCTTATTGCCATCCTTATCAAAATCCAGGTAATCTGGTTTTGCTGCTTCAGCAACAACCTGTTCCAGATACACTCTGGACAAATCGTGAAGTTGTCTCATTGACATGGTTAAAAATTTTTACTTTTTCTTATACTTATTTATAAAATTAAGACCATACGACTTTCCACCATACTGCAGATTCTCTTTACCAACACCCAATGCGCCAGGAGTCATCTTTGCAGCAGTCTTAAAATATCCAGTAGTTCCGATTAAGGTATTAGGTTTCTGAGGTGTTCTCATTTGCTTATCCATTTTCACTCCAGTATACTCCATCACATCTTTAATCCACGATTTAAACATATAACCTTCTTTAGTTACACAAATTAAATGATTGGCTCCACGACGCATAACTTCACCAATAATTCCAGTATTTAAATTTTCTACCAGAGATCCCATTCTGAAAATTTTCTTTGTATAATAGTTCTCACGAAGGCCTTGCCAATCCATCTTAGGAGCAATTTCCCATAAAGAGTAATTCTCTTTTGCAGTTACTTTCATCGACTTGCGAAGATTGTTAAAGAGATTCTTTGTTTCTTTGTCATCCAGTGCTTTTGGAATACCCGATCTAAAGGAATCAAAATCATTATCGGCAGCTGCCTTACGCATTTTGGATGCTGACATTCCTTCTACGCCACCAGCATCTGCATCCCTCTCTCCGGCAGATACGACATTGATCAAATCAAAATTATAAAGTTCTCCATTATATTTTGTTGCCAGATTTTTAAATTCAGAAAGACGATCAGCACCTACAACAATTGTGACTTCGGTAAATCCGTCTTCATCTGCAGATTGAAGAACATCAAAGATACTCTTCATTTTATCATCATTAATGATGTTGTCCTTATACTTAGGAAACATTTTCTTCATGTATTCAACTTTAGTTCCAGGATCCAAAGGATTCTTTTTGGGATCTTGTGTTCTGGAAGGATAGATTTTAAGTTCTCCGCCAGCAGAAATGTTAGATGCTGAATCCAAAAGTTTTTTATGACCAACCGTTGGTGGATTGAAACGACCAAATACAATCGTTACAAGACTACCTTCTTTTTCTTTTTGTGGTTCTTGTGCCGCTCCAGGTGCTTGAGTTCCAGGTGCTTGAACTGCTTGGGCTTGCGCTTGAGTTGAAGCAGGAATTGCTTGTGGTGTTTGATTTGGAATGTCTCTTTGACCTACCTTTTCGCCTTTATTATAAAAACGTAGTTTTCCTTTTTCCGTTTTTGCAACAAATTCTCCACGGTTATCATACCAACCACCATGGCCGTCACCCTTGAGACCCATACGCTTTGCTTGAGCAACTGCTTGGGACTCTTTTGCCTCAGATAAAAAATGGAAAAAATTCTTCATATTGTTTGTTTGTATACCTTTATTTATTTCTTCTTATAATCACACATAATATGTGATGGATAAACCTTTCCAGCTTTATTTCTAAAGTTGAATTGAAAATTGTATAAAGAAGAAGAGCAATCTACAATAACTTTTTTACCAGTTCCTGTGGTTCCGCCATAATAAGCAGTAATATTACCAACCAAATTTGCAGACTTGTTTAAATATTGCTCATCTACTTCATAGATATCCACCTTTCCAGCACCTTTCCCATGAACCATTACGTATCCATATCCCATCATTTGTCTTAACAATTTGGTGATAGCATTTTTATCACATGTCTTAGTTACATCTTGTTGATAATTTTGAATTTTTTGTGTGTGCGGATAATTATTAAAAGTGCTGCAAAATGAAGTTTCATCCAATCCAAAAACTTCCAAAATATTTTTGCAAGTTTCACTTAAATTATAATCATTAATACTTTTTTCCGTAAAGATACCTTGAATTCCTATGTTTGCAAATGCAAGAGTTGATTGAAATTTCAATGAAAGATATACTTCTCTATTTCCAAACTTAACAGTAATATCGGTAACAGTTTGCCCTATGTTTTCTTGTCCCGTTCCTATAGAAATATTTCCTTTAGAAACTTTTAAAGGTCTTTTTTGATTTAATTCACCAACAGCGATTACTTCTTTAAGTGGTGCTTTATATTTCTTCCCAAGATCCTCAACTATTTTTTTTGCTTGTTCATGATACTTTCCCCTCTTACCTTCGCAGTTCAATATATTCACTAACGAATCATAAAAGTCTCTTTCAAAAACCAATCCCAAATTTTCTTTCTTTCCAGATCCAGCTCCTTGACCACCAAACTCTCCAGTTTTTTCTAAATCAGTTACCTTTATCGTTGTAATTCTTCCTGTATTTTCATACTTTCCAGTTAATTCAATAGAAGACTTCACACCTTTTGTTGATGCTGCTTCTTCTACACGCGAAATTATTTCTTTGACCAATTTAGATTCTTTGGTTTCATATGCATATTGCTTACCATCGATTTCCAAAACCAAAGCAATAGGGACAAAAATTCCTTCTTTGGTTAAGAACTTATTTTCTTTCCCATTCAATCCTAAAAATTTTTTTACAAAGGTATCGTAATTACCTCTTTTTAAAAGATCCTCTTTTTTTAAGAGTGCCATTATGTTTTTTAAATATTTATGGAAAATAGGAGACTCGAACTCCTGACACCCGCCTTGCAAAGGCGATGCTCTACCAACTGAGCTAATTTCCCAGAAAACCCTTACGGGTCAAGCACCAAGAATAGAGGCAATACTATCATCAAGTTGTTGAACAACTGCACGAATATCGGAAATCCGAGGAGGAACATTTACTTCATCATAAGTGTATCCTTTTTGAGCATCAAACAAAACTTGACGCACTGCAGCTGCTGCACGAGCATCCATTTTGACAGTTACTTGTTTTTCTTTAGTCACAGGTCTCCTCCCTTACGATTTTCAGAACGCTCAATACTAAATGCACCTTCAGGATAACGAGCACTCAGTTTTTCAAAATTCATTTGAATAACTTCTTCAAGTGAAATATCAAGACCAATACATGCCTGAGACACATACCACATAATGTCTCCAAGTTCGCGCTTCAAGTGAAACAGATTTTCCTGATTTACTGGTTTACCTTGAAAGACGATCTTCTTTACAATCTCAGTAAACTCTCCTGCTTCGGCAGACATTCCTACAGCAGCAGTAAGCAGTCGCTCAGTAGGAAATTCTTGTTGACGAAGTTCTATTAGACGATCAACGAATGCTGTATGTTCTTTGCTTGGGTTCGATGTTGTTGTGTTGACAAACTCAACATACTTATTAAGATCAATAGTCATTAAAATTTAAATCCTTCAAATGATTTTTTAGGTTTCTTTTCTTCATAATCATACTCTTCTTCTTGTTTATTGTCAAGAATATCATCTTGTGCTTTTTGTTCACAATCGTACAATCTCATTTTGGCTCGGTCAATGCCAATTACAAATCGTTTATAAATCGTTGGATCATTATAACGATTCTTCAATTGCTTCACAAGTATCTGTCCCAAGTCTTCCAGATCTTCAGTGCTAATAAGGGCAAACATAAGATCAGCAGTAGCAGGCAAACCAAAGGATTCAGAAGTATCAGTAAGTTCAACATCAGAAGAACCATAACCTGAACGAGTGGTCTGAGTAGCGGAGACAATCGGGAGGTTAAACTCAACGGCGAGTCCCCTAAGTTCCTCAGCAATTGCCTTGATAAATGTATAAGAATTGATATTGCTGTTTCCGCGATACCGACTGGAAGAACAAATATTAAGGTAATCAATGAAAATAATATCAGGTCTAAATGACTTCTTAAGTGCAAGTTCATTAAGTAGTGCCTTAAAGTGTCCACTATGGGCAGAGGCAGTTGGGTATTCTTTAATTATAAGAGTTCCTTGTGTTTTCTTTGCAAGGTTGTTTACCTTGGTTTCAAAGGTCAATTTTGGCAACTCACAAATATCTTGAATCGGAACATTCAGGAGGTTTGCATCAATTCTTTCAGCAATGCGTTCTTCTGCCATTTCCAACGTAATGTACAGAACGTTTCGTCCCTGGAGCAAGACGGAGCTAGCCACATGGCACATGAATAGAGATTTCCCGACACCCGTACCAGCAAGAGCGATGTTAAGAGTTTTGTTAGGGAGCCCACCTTTTGTGATTTTGTTAAAGTATTCGAGATCAAATTCAATTTTGTCCTCCTTTTTGTGATACGATTCATATCGTTGTTCATAATCCTCTAAGTAATCATGGCCAATGTGAGTATCAAAACTCACTGCCAAAGCATCTGAAAGAATTGTTGGAATTGAATCGCGATTTTTCTTTTCATCATTACCATCAGCAATGTGAATAGACTCCATGAGTGCTAAGTAAATAGCACGATCACGACACCACTTTTCGGTGGTGTTGATCAACCAATTCAATTCAACAGGTACATCTTCAAGATGATCAATCAAATGAACGATCTCCTTAAAAGATGTATCGTTAATATCTTTCCTATTCTCAACTTCAATACAAAGAACTTCTTTAGTTGGAAGTTGATTATATTCCTGAATAAACTTTAAGATTTCTTGAAATATAATCTTTTGAGTTGTATCTTCAAAGTATTCGTCTTTAATGAATGGAATAACCTTTCTGGTGTATTGTTCATTATGTAACAGGTTTCTAAGAATTAGAAACTCAACTTTCTCCATAACTAAATTCCTTACGTGCGATTTCGTCCAACTTTTGCATCACTTCTTCAGTGAAGTATTCTTCAGGATTTGCAAGAATTTGCTTTGCATAAATTTTCTTGCCATCCATCTCATAACGGCCCGCGACATTCTTCCAGAGTCCGCCGAGTTCCCCGAGTTCCAGAAGACCATAATAGCGATCAAGACCGCGCTCATCATAAAATAAACGGACTTCAACTTGCTGGTTCTCCTTACTTAAACGCGATTTGTGAGTCTTAGCCTTGATAATATTTCCGACCACTTCTGTTCCATCCTTTTCTTTCTTTTTGCTGAGATAAATGATCGTACTTGCTGCGTATTTGAGTCCAGAACCTCCGCCCATTTCTTTTGTTGGCACATAAGCTCCGATGACATCGTATGTATGATTTGTGACAATGAGGGGAACATTTGCCTGTCCTAATTTAAGTGTGAGCATTCGGAATGCACCTTTAACCAGTTGAGATTTGGTCATATCACGAACTTGTTTATCGTTCAGTGCATCAGTGATTTCTTTCTCGGTAGAAAGCATACCCAGAGAGTCTAGCACAAAGATGCAGGGTTTGCGTTCTTCTGTTGGTTTTTTAAGATAAATATCAACTGCTTTAAGTGCCTTACTGCGAAACTCTTCTATGGTGACAACATTAATCACAACGAATCTACTTGTGTCAATACCACGAGACTCAATCAGTGACTTATTGACAGCGGCTTCAGTATCAAAGTAGAGACAATAACCATCGGGGTGAGTATTAAGAAAATTCTTAACCACAGCGAGAGAAAAGAAAGTCTTTCCAGTAGAAGACTCTCCAGCAATAGCAGTAATTTTATTACCAGAAAC